AACACACGATCATATACAATATATTACTTCTAAAAAAGATGAGATAGAAAGTAAATTATCTAATTTCAAGTTAATATTGATTGAAAATAATAAAGAAAAGGAAAATTGGTTAATCAAAAAAGCGAAAGTTCAAAAAAACATAGCTACAATCAATGAAAGTATCCAAACAGAAAAAGATAATAATCAAAAAAGAAAAAATTTAGCCAATATTCTTGAAGAGTATGAAGAATCTTTGAAAAATTTAGACAATGATTTTAAAAAAACTGTTATATCTACAGATTCATTCGAAGAAAACATACAAAAAACTGAAATTAGGAAAAAAGAACAAGAAGATGCTTTTAAAATTTTCAAACAAAAAGATTCCGATTATGAAATTTGTAAATTTGTATTGGGAGAGGAGGGTGTTAAAAGTTATGCTATAAAAAAATTACTAGATATGTTAAATTCTACAATTTCAACATATATAAGTGATCTTGGAATGACAATTAAATGTAAATTTGATGAATATTTTGATGAACATATTTCAACTGAAAAAGGTAAAGAATTTTCTTATAGTAATTTATCTGGAGCTGAAAAAAGAAGTGTTGATGTTGCTTGCGTTTTAAGTTTCTCAGACATGAGAAGAAAAATTAGCGGAATTTCATCAAATCTTGAATTCTATGATGAAATTTTCGATAGCGCGTTTGATGAACTTGGATTGGATTTGTTGATTAAAGTTTTAAAAAATAGAATTATCAAAAATAACATGAGTGTATATGCAATTTCACATAGGAAAGAAACTATAAAGCATATAGATGGAGAAATTGTAAACCTAGAAAAGGAAAACGGAATAACTAAAAGAATGTATTAAACGAATTGACAATTAACTTTTAAAATATAATTACAATATATGTTTGTTAACGCATTTCCATCTCCGTTCACAACAACCCCATTTTCAAATAATGTTGTTGTTAATACACAACCAATCCATGCAGCGCCTGCTGGTCCTTCTAGGTATCTTAACTTCATGGCAGACCGTCAAGGATGTGGACAATGGCGAATAGGGTGGCCAGAACTTCATATTAATATGTCTAATATGGGGGATTCGACATCCATGACAAAAATGATTTTTGAAAAGGAGTGGTATCGAGATATAAAAACAATTAAACTCCAAAGACAAGCAAGTAAAGAACAAAAAATATTTGTTGAATTCTTAAAAAGCATTCAACCAGATATCGGATTTAAAATTATATATGAGGTTGATGATGTTGTCTTTAGAGAAGATATTCCAGATTACAATATATATAAACCAGCATTTGATAGTGATGAAATTCGTCAAAATTGCATTGATATGATCAACATGTCCGATGAAGTTACAGTTACATGTAAACATATGAGAGATTTATTTAAATTGAGAACTGGAAAAGAGGAAATTTCAGTTATACCCAACTTTCCACCGTATTGGTGGATTGGTCATCAATATAATTATCGTAAAATTATTGATAATTTTGAAAAAAATAAAAAGAAACCTAGAATTGTGTATTCAGGTTCTGGTGCTCATTTTGATGTTCATAATAAAACAAATCAACAAGACGATTTTACTCACGTTGTAGAGTTTATTTCTAAAAATGTTGATAAGTATCAATTTGTTTTTATAGGAGCTGTGCCTCCACCATTGAAACATTTGGTTGAAAATAGAAAAATTGAATTCCATCCATGGAAAACATTGATTGAATATCCCAACTTTTTAAATAGCTTGAATGCTCAATTATTTTTAGCTCCACTTCAAGACAATTCTTTCAATAGAAGTAAATCCGATATCAAATATATTGAAGCTGCTTGTTTGGGAATTCCTTGTATTGTTCAAGACATGACAACATATGAAAACGCTCTAGATGTCTTAAAATTTAAGACAGGAGAAGATTTGGAAAATAGAGTCGAATATTTATTAAATTGGAAAAATAGATCAAAATATTATCAATTGATCCCAGAACTTCGTAAAATTGGAGAATCTAGATTTTTAGAACTACCAGAAAATATTGGAGCTTTTATGGAAGCCTTAGAAACCCCGTATGGTTCTTCAGCTAGAAGATATATTCCAAAGTTTAATTGACAATTGAAAAAATGATGGTTTACTTACTTTAGTGTACAGAAATTGTGTTTACAATAATAGAGAAAGATGTGTCCATTTATTTTCATGGGATGCCGATGGTAATCGTGTAAAATATGATTTAGATTTTAATCCTTATCTCTTTTTGGAAAAACCAAACGGAGAAGAAGAAAGTATATTTAAAACTAAGCTTACGAAAAGAGAATTCGATACTGGGTTTGAAAGAAATAAATTTTTAAAAGATTCAAATGTAAAAAGAATATTTGAAAATTTACCACCAGCCCAGCAATTTCTTATTGATAATTATTGGCATCAAAATAATGAAGAGGATTTTTCCAAACATCCTCTCAAAGTAATGTTTATAGATATTGAAACTTTTAGTAATAAAGGAAAGTTTCCAGATATTCAAAATCCAGAAGATATAATTAATCTAATAACTTGTTACGATTCTATAAAAGAGCGTTATGTTACTTTCGGATTAAAACCTTTTGATGCTTCGCATATTACAGATAAAAAAATAAAATATATTCATTGTAAAAGTGAAGAATTATTATTAAAAGCCTTTATTAAATTTTGGGAAATGGATTATCCAGATGTAGTGTCTGGATGGAACAGTTCTGGATTCGATATGCCTTATATAATAAATCGAATAGCTGTTGTCTTAGATGAAGAATGGCAGAAAAGATTGTCTCCTATTGGTAGAATATATGAGAAGGTAAAAAAGAGAGTCAAATTTGGAGAACCTCCTATTCAATTTGTTATTGAAGGAGTGTCATCAGTTGACTATATGGTTTTGTATCAAAAGTTTAAGCTTGATAAACAAGAATCATATAAATTGGACTTCATTGCGGAAGTTGAACTTGGTAAAAATAAAATAGAATACGAAGGGCAGCTGTGGGAACTCTCAATTAGAGATTGGAAAACTTTTGTAGACTATAACATTCTTGACGTTGAACTTCTAGTGAGATTAGATGATGAATTGCGATACATGAAGACCCTAAGATTCCTTGCAAACATAGGACTTACAAATATCGAAAAAGCCATCGATACCGTTCCTATTATGAATGGTGCATTAGCTGTTCAAGCACGAAAAAGAAATCAAAGAATCCCAACATTCATTAAACCTTTAAAAATTGGAAAGAATCCAGGAGCATATGTTAGAGAACCTAAACGAGGAATATCTGAAAATCTGGTAAGTTTCGATGCTAACTCTCTATACCCAAGTGTTATGATTTCATTGAATCTATCACCAGAAACAAAAATTGGGAGATATGAAGAATTTGAAAATACATATAAAATTTACCATGTAACTGGTAGGGTATATGAATTTGATAAAGAAAAATTTGAAAATTATATAAAGGCTGAACAAGTAGTTTTTACAAAAGCTGGATTTTTATTTTCTCAGAAAAGAAAAGGAATCGTTCCTGAATATCTAGATTGGTTATATTCTGAGAGACAGAAAATGCAAAAAGCCATGAAAGATTGTAAAACAAAATTGAAAGAAGATAAAACACTTTCTAAAAAAGAAAGATCTTTCATTCAATCTGAGCAGAATAGATATGACTCTATTCAATATGCATATAAGATTAACTTAAATTCATTGTATGGATATATGGGAAATGCATACGCCCCAATGGGAGATGATGATATTGCATCATCGGTAACATTGACTGGTCAAGCGGTTATTAAAAATTCAAATGATATTTTTCAAAAATCATTAATTGAAAAATATCCAGATTTAACTCAATATGAATTAAATGATTCTATCATATATAACGATACTGATAGTTTGTATGTTTCTTTAAAATGTTTAGATAAAAAAGGGATACCGATTTACAAAAACGATGAGATCAATCCTGATTTCTTAAATTTCTGTGATTATATTGAAAATTATATAAACACAGAAATGATAAATTGGGCCAAAGAAGACTTGAAAAGTATAGATCCTCGTTTTGTTTTTAAACGAGAAACTATATGTGATTCTGGCATTTTCTTAAAGAAGAAATATTATGTTCTTCATATGATTGATGATGAAGGATTCAAAGTAGATAAATTCAAATACAAAGGTGTATCTGTTGTTAAAACGACAATGCCAAAAAAATTAAAACCGTATCTGAAAG